GATCATGACTTCTTACCTTTTGGTGTTGATTTGGCTTTGGCCTTTGGAGCAGCCTTCTTTTTAGGTGCTGCCTTCTTCTCTGGTGTTGGCTGCGCAACTTCTTCAACCTTATCTTCAACAGGTGCAGGAGTTGGCTCTTCGCCAAGACGGAGCTTTTCCTCTGCTTTGTTGACGGCCTTTTGAACTGCGGCCATCTTCTGTCTTACTGAACTCATTGTAAATCCCTCTTTTGATTTACTGCCTGAAAAAATCTTTGGCAATGTTTTCTGCAGTTTTAGCCATCTGTGCAGAACGTTGCAAGCCTATTCGCTCACGAGCCACATCGTCCTTCATGTCAGCAATCTCTTTCTGCAAGTCCATGCGCTCATCAGCCATGTCTGCAGCGTTATCAATACGCTCACTTTCCAGATCAATGCGTCGATCAGCTTCGCTTGCTTTACGCTGCAGATCTGCTTCTTTGATATCAAGCTCACGGTCACGCAGATTAACCAAAGGATCATCTTGCTGTGTCGGTGCAAGCTCTGGAACCAACTGCTCTGTTAGCTGCATAGTGATCTCAGCGACCTTGTCTTCCATGATCAACTGCATCTGTTGTTGCATCTGCTGCATCTGCATCTGAGCCTGTTGCGCAGCCATCGGATCAATCTGAGCTTGTTGTTGCATCTGCTGTTGAGTTTGCTGCATCTGTTGTTCCATCTGCTTGATCTCAGGGTCTTGCTGCGCCATCTCGCGTGCCTTGAAGTCAATGTGCTGATAGATATGCGCTTGAATCATAGCCGTGACTTGCTGCTGACCTGGAGGAGCAGAAGAAACAATTGGCGTTTTGAGTAACGCAATGTGTGCATCTATGTGCGCCTCGTGACTCTGTTCTGCAAACGCTTGTGCAGGCTGCATCTGCAAGAAGTTTGAGTTCTCTATCCCAGGCGGCACAGGCTGTGGCTGCGGAGGTGGTGGTAGTAACTGCTCAATCTGTTGCACACCCATCGCTTCGTACATGCGTCGATACGCTTCGTACATACCCATAGGCCCATGGATCTGAGGGTTCGACTGCACCATCTGCATCATCTCTTGAGCAAGCATCACACGCTGGCTCATGGAGAAGATATTCGGGTCAGATACAGGAATGATGTCGATACGATCATCGAAGTCCTGTGCTAACAACTGCTGCTGACCACTAGCAATCTGATACGGATATGCCTTGATCGGTGACTCTTTGATCACTCGTGCAAGAATATTGAACTCAACCTTTTGGCTGTAGTGCATGCGCTTGTGTATCGCGCTCATCACCTTAGTGCCGCGCTCAAGTAACGCAATCGTGGTGCCGACAGGCGCCTGCTGGTTACCGTCACCGACCTGCATATCACCTACAGAAGCAAAACGACGGCCCGCCTCCACCAACATACCAAGTAACTGCAACAACGTGCCGCTTGGTTCTTGGAAAGGCAGCGGCATCAACGCATCGCGCAGTGATCCGCCGGGTGCGTCCATATCCCTAAACTCACCAGGCTGCAGTGGCACATCGCTATCACGAATACGAATACCACGAGCCTTGAAACCTGCAGGCAAATTCGCCAGCGTGCCAGCGTCGATCAGCTGGCGCAGGATCGAGGTGGATGCCTGAGACAATCCACCAATCATATGGGTCAGACCAAAACCATAAAAACCAACACCTGGCAGAAACTTGTAATGCACAAAGTAGTCAATACGACGGCGCATAATGTCCGTTTCGACATAGTTCCTGCGTATCGAAAGAATCGTGTTTTGCTTAGGGAGTAACGTGACGATGTACGGTAACTTGATACCTGTTTCTTCACCTTGCGCATCCTTATCTTCAAAGCCAGGAATATCAAGCTCAACGTGAACTTCCATGAGCTCTGCTTCGTAATCGCTAGAGCTACCAGATGGCTTCACGCCCTGCAGTTCATCGATCTCTTCTTCAACATCCGTAGATGAATATGTCGTATCGTCAGACTCACCAGAGATCTTGGTCTTGCGGTAAAAGCCCGTCTGCTGCAGCTTGCGCACTTCGTTCATCGACATGTCAATCACATGCGTGATACGCACCGCATTATCAAGACTGGTGGTGCCATAAGGCACAATCAGCTTTTCAGATGGGATGAAACGAGAAACGGGACGGCCTAGTGACTGGTCAAAGTGAACCTTACGAAATGCGCTGCCAGACAAAGGCAAATAGAACAGCAGCTGGTCAGTCTCAGGATCGTATTCCTTCATCTCCTGAGTGATCAGATAGTTCATGAACTCCTGAACACGAGCCGCCTGTAGGTCAGTCTGAGGTGTGCCCATACCCATGACCATGGTCTTAACAGGGCCACCAGCAGGTAATAATTCTTTGTATGCTTGTGCTTGGAACTGCGTCACAGACTCGGCAAGCAACGGATGAATCACACCAGATGCGCCCTCAAAAGGCTCAGTGCGATCTTCAAACTTCATGCCCAAGAACTTTAAGCCCTCGGTATACTGATCAACCCACTCTTTGCGCGATGACTTATCGTCATCAATGTCGGCCATCAAGTCAGAATAGATTCTGCCCAGATCAGACTTATCAATGACTTCAGCGAGGTTAGAGTTGAACGGAGGGGGAATGTCTTCACGAAGATCGTCTTCGCCAAACACCATAGTGCCATCGTCCATGAGGGCGGCATCTTCATCATCCATGCCATCGAACATCAGATCTTCAGGAGACTCAGCGCCTACCTCAATCTCTTTGGTGTTGTCCTCGATCCCTAGCTCATCGACATCAACGTCATCTACACCGCGCTCTATGGCCATGGCATGCCCTTCTTGGGTTTATCTCATCTGGTCAAGATCACTCGCCTATGTTCGAGTTTACTCGTCCTCAGTATCGTGGCCACTATCTGCATACAGATTATCGAAGATACGATTCACATCTAACGTGTAATCCAAATCCGACTTACTGTAGTGAATGTGCTGAGAAGGCTTGAAGTCAGGTGCCCCACTGCCAGTCTCAAACCACGCAGGATGCGTCACTCGCACCCTGTTGTTAGGCAAAGCTACTATATTCCCAGTCCACTCGCCAGCATCAAGTAACTCCATCACATGCGATTGCTTATGCTGCGCAGGATCATCAGCGATCTCATTCTCCGCATAATCAACCGTAAACAGATACTTTGCCGGGTACATGTTGCCATCGATCTTGGCAAGCCAGGGGCATGGCGTAGCGCGATCTAGAACGTATACAGCATGAGTGTGAGAAGAACAGTCCCAAGGCTGGGCATCATGTACCGCCATAGGGATAGGCCAGTCTTCAAACGGTGTGTCCGCCACCAAAGCAGTGATCGGCATCCTCGCCCACATGGCCCCACCATGCACATTTGACTCATCCTCTTCGTCATCATTCTCACAGCCCGTAAAGATTACCTGAAAGCTCAAGCACCTCGTGGGCATCGTGGTCACAGCGATAACCATCGCGTGTAAGAACTCGCCGTGGTATTTGTCGTGATTGTGTGTGTATTCTCGTCTCACCCAGCACTTGAAGTGCGGGATGTTGCTTTGTAGGTATGGCAATTAAAAAATGTCCTTAGCATAGTCTAGTGCCCGTTCCACAAAGCCTGGCGGTTCTTTTGGTTTCGCCGCAGGGGTTGGAAGCTTTACCCCAAGTTCCTTTTGTTTTTCAGGCGTTAAGTAGTTACCGATATCGTCTTGCAAAGCTTCAAGCTCTTCTAGACGAGTCCTGTCTAAACCTATGGGATAGTAACCATAGATATCCAATAGATCATCTCTTCTTTGCTTGTCTTCACTAGTAGTTGGATTCTTTTTGTCTAAAGCATCCAAATAATAGTGTCCTTTGCGCACAAGATTTCTGAGCCTAGATCGTTCATCTTTAAGACGTTCATACTTAACGCGGCCCATCACAGAGTCACGGTCAGCAAGATCCATCTTCTGATTTACTTCTTCAAGCATATCTTTCAAGAACGGCAGGCTTTGACCTCTGTGAAAAAGCTCGTGAGCAACTGTGTCTGACACTTCATCTAGCCCACCAACACCAAGCTCTCTAGCTCTTGGACTGGTTGACTGAAAGTACCTGATCTCATCAGGATTGGGGTAAGAGCCTTGGTAAAAATCAAGACCCATTGTTCGATCTACATTCATAGCCAGTCTGTCAGGGTTTGCTTCTGGCAAATAATATGAACCAAGGAATGTTGATGCACGTTGATCTTCACCTGGTTTCGGCATGCCTTTGGGCTTGATAACAGCACGGCGACTTTGTGATCCCTCTTGATCACCTTGGCCTTGCATGCCTAGGTAAGACATAAGGCCATAAAGCCCACCATAGCGGAGATCTTCAGGAAGGCGAGTTTGAACCTCATCTTCAAACTCAATGTCAGCCATCTGTTCAGATGCCGCACGAGCTTCCTCAGACAAAGCATCCCGCAGCAGGTCTTCTATCCCCACTTGGCTTCCCACTTGGTGCTCTTAGTGCGCTTATTGGCCATGCCGCCCTTTGACCTCTCAATAGGCGGCTTGGCATCCTTCATGTCCCTGCGGGCAGAAAGGCCCAAGTCTTTCTGAGCCTTTCGAGCGCGACTCTTCTGAGCAGGCGTCATCATCTTTTGACGGGCTTGTGTGACGCCTTTGATCGGCTCTTCAGTTGACTCTTTTACAGCCTTCTCACCAAACTTCTTGATGGCTTTCTTGATGCCCTCTCTGCTGATGAAAGCAGCTATTACCGCAGGTAAGGCCATTATTTCATCGCCTTGCCGTATCCACGAAGCGCAGCACCTACGCCGCGAGGCTTGCGTGAGACAGCTTTCTTCTTGACGGGCCCGCCTTTGGCCATGCCCTTCTTGGTCATACCACCCATGGCATAACCTTTCTTCTTCATGGCACCGCCTTTAGCCATGCCTTTGGACTTCATCATGCCGCCAGCTTGCTTCTTGACGACACCCTTGCCCATCAAGATATCTTTCTGTGTTACCTTGCCGTCACCACTGAGATCAGGAAACTTGCCTGCAGGGCCACCAGCCTTCATACCCGTAGGCATACGTTTGCCACCACGAGCACCACCTTTAGACGCCATCTTAGATTTCATCATGCCGCCTCCAGCTTTGTTTGCGGTTTTTCTAGCAGTCTTTCCTTCAAATCGATTGTACGCTTGAGTAAGCGTCTCACCCTTCTTACGACCAAGCTCTTCCTTCGTAATCGCTAACTTCTTCTTGCCGTCACGGCCTGTATAAAATCTAGAACCTGCTCTCTTTGCCGCAGCAACAGACTTGTACTGCTTCCAGTCTGGGCCGCTTGATGCAGGCGTGGAACTGGCGGGAGTGGACTTCGCAGCAGGCTTCGAGGTCGTAGAGGAAGTATTTGCGGCTGGCTTAGTGGACGTGGAAGCAGTCTTTGCAGGAACCTTTGGCTTGGCGGGAGGCTTTGGCTTCGCTGGGTTTGCAGAGGAACGCAGGACACCCGTGCTTGCCTTTGCAGAATCTGCTTGAGCCAAACGCTCTCGACGCTTCATGTCGGCAATTGCTTTCTTTTCGTCAGCATTTAAAGCCCTGCCACTAACAGACGCAGCTTGACGATCAATCTTTGCTTGCTCACTAGCACGAATACGCTCTTTGCGAGCCGCTTCATTCTTTGCGATCTGCTGTTCCTTCTCTCTCTTGAGGCGAGCAGCACGCTTTCTACCTTCAGCTTCGCGTTGCTTGAGGACTTCCATCCCTTTGCGTCTGCGATTTACTTTGCCTTGAATATCATCCCTGCTTTCGGATCGGGGCATGTCGCCACTTAAATAAGTCCCAATCGTACCGAATAAACCTTTTTCCTTTAAAACATCACTGGCTATTTGCTGGCGGGTTCTGTTGTCGTATTTGGTATTAGCCATACGAAGCTCCTAATAATATGCGCGCCTATCTCGGTATACTTCTTCTTCATCCTCGTCAGAATAAAGATTGATGAAGTTA